TTTGATGAGAACCATGTCTTGTGAGAGTGAGAATGTACGACTGAGAGTCCACCCGCCGAGTGCAAGAAGACACGCGAGTAGCGCTGTGATAATTTTGTCATTTATCATTGACAGCTTTCACATTCCCCTGTGTCATCAATAACTAATCCTCCGTTATTTTCATAAGTGGAATCTTCTTCTCTGTTGCCACAATCACAATTAGTACATTCCTCTTCACTACCTGCTTGTGTGCAGTGACACATTTTATTACATTTTTTACACCATCGTTCAGACATCGTTTACCTTTTACTAAAATAGTATAGCGCCGATAATAACACCGACAGCAAAACCAACAATATATTCTCTATATAATAGAGACCATTCTTGTAATTTAACTTTTATTTTTTCCATTTTTTTCCTCCAAGTTTGTATAATGGTAGTCATAACTACCCTCCTCATGTTCATCCGTGATCCACTTCGAAGTGTTTTCAACAGACCAGGTTTTTGTATTTACTAACCTGTTTATTAAGTTCTCCGATGGATCTGCAGCTAACGATGGGTCAAATGCTCGTAACCTATTGTTGGGCTGTATTGCATAATTGCCATCATCTAATTCTATTACATGACCGCACTTATGTTGATCAGGTTTATCTGAATAACCGAAGTTTAATTCATTATAATCCCCTGGGCACCAATCAATGGTGAACAAATAAGTTCCTTCTCTTTTCACTTTGCGTCTAGATATATACGTCATCTTAGCACCTTTTAAGTGATAAAAAGTTGTAACACTTACATTATAGCTGAAACTGTCCCACATTACCAGCTCATTTAATGGTAATTCTTTTACTCCTGGTTTAGTGCAAAATGCTGATATAGGGGCTCCCCACCAAAGGCCTCCATCTTCCATCATAAAATGAAACAGAGGAACTTGACCTGGTAAAGATCTTACTCCAAATATAACACAAGAAAAATATTTATCGTGGGAGTCTTTTTGATCTCGGAGAAAGTTTCCACGAACGTAGCATTCTATTATGGGTATGTTGGCATTTAAGTACATAATTAATCATTTATCTCCCCCCAGTTATCGCCCGATTCATAGTCAACTTTGTTAGGCACTTCGAGTGTAACCGCGTTTTCCATAATCTCGATGACTCTTTTAGCTTGTGCTTCGTTCTCGATAGACAAATCTAATTCATCGTGAATCTGTATATGCGGTATTATTCCCTCTTTGTAAAGCTCTAACATAGATTTTTTTGTCATGTCGGCAGCTGATCCCTGGATTAGTTTATTTAATGCTTTGTATGTGTAAGCTCTCCTGATCCCCGGTCCATGTTCCCTGAGTGCTTCTTCGTGAGGTAATGCTTTATGCATACCAAATTGATTTGGTTCCCATAGATGGAAGCGACAAAGTCGACCAAGAAGAGTTCTTATCTGTCCCCTGTCTTGTGCTCTGTTAGAAGCTTTCTCCATTAACTGTTTAACAAATGGTACTCGTTGGTGATAGGTGTTAAATAAATCTGCAGCTTTTTCTTTAGTAACACCTAATTCTGCTTGAAGTTTAGCCTTACCCATTCCATAGAATAGTCCAAGGTTAATTGTCTTCGCTTGTGAACGTGGTATCTGAGCCATGTCTGCTACTGTTTGGTGGAAATCTGCGCTTGAGTTTGTATTATATGCATCGATCACGTCATAGACAGATGGTAGTTTATATAAAGATGCATAGTGTACTACTAATCTTGGTTCTTGTTGTGAATAGTCAAAGACTCCCCACTTACAACCTTCTTCAGGAATAAATAATGATCTAATCTTAGGTCCAAGATCCTTGTTTCGTGCAGGAATTTGCTGGAGGTTAGGATTCTGATAAGAAAATCTTCCAGTTACTGTACCTCCTCCTGCATTTCTTAATTGGTTTATCTCTGCATGTATTCTTCCTTTATGTTCATATCTTAAAATAGAATCAATAAAAGTTGTGTGGGCCTTATTAATTTCTCTTGCTTTAGCAATCATATTTACAACAGGATGTTTATGTTCTTGTAAAAAATTTTTAGTGAATGATGGAGCTTCAGTTTTTTCTGTACGTGGATACTCTAATCTTAATACATCAAATACATTAGCAATACTTCTTGCCGCCCATATCTGCGTGTCAATATTTGTTTCTCCTTTTATCTTATGTAATAGTTCTTGTTCTGCTTTTTTAAATTCTGTTTTCATTGCATGAGCTTTTTCAATATCAACTCTCACACCCTTGAATCTCATGTCAACCAGGCAAGGAAATAAATCAGATTCCAAATCAAATATATCTTCTAGGTCCTGACTAATAATTTCTTTTTTCATCTCTTGCCATAGACCAAAAGTTACTTCAGCATCTCTTTCTGCATAAGATCCAACATGCATAGCAGGAAGTTTGTACATCTCAGCTTTAGGATCAATACCCCATTCAGATGCAGCTTCTGCTAGTGCTGCTTCGTTTTTACCATAACCCAGATAATGCCAGGATAAACTATTGAGATCATAGCGAAATCTGTTCTCATCAGTTATTGCTGATGCAATCATAGTACATGCTATGTCGCCATTAATCTTAAAGCCCATCGCTCTTAACCAACAGACATCGTAAATAGCATTGTGAAAAATTTTTGTAGATGGTGCTTCTAATATATCTTTTAACCAAGATAAAACTCTTGCCTTGTCCATGTTACCACCACCTTCGTGAGCAATTGGAAAATATCCTTTGTAATGTTTTGTAGCAACTGCGATACCAATAACTTCTCCATTACCAATAACAGAACCAGATCCTTTTTTAATTAAATCAGGATCCCTTGTCTCTAAGTCAATTGCAATTTCATCTACCTGGCGTAAGTCTGGAAATTCTGTAGGTTTAACCCATTCAGTTTGTGCTTCAAACTTAGGAATCTTCATCTATTATCCCCCATGAATTTTTTTGAGATTCTACTTTTGATGTAAAGGTTTGGCTTTTTTGTGCTTCATCTCCATAATCTCTTTCAATAATCATTTCAATAAAGTGAATAGCTTTTTCCAAATCTTGTCTTTTTCCTTTCATCCGGTGACGGATTATGTATTTTATAGCACACCCTTCTGGGTAGAGCAACTCATTTTCAACCACAAATTTACTTGGCTGAATTTTAAATTTCTGATAATGTTGTCCGCCGATTTGTTTATCCCAAACTTTCGATGTCATATCCTCTGTCCTCCCTTTTTGCTGTCATTATGTACAGGTTTTGTTTTGTACGCGTAACACCAACGTACCACACTCTTTGTTCTTCATCATATTTATCCTGACTTTTTTCCTGGGCTTCTCTAATTGTTTTTGTATTATCTAAAATTAATAATATGTTTGTAGCTTGCCCACCTTTTGCAGAATGAATTGTAGATAATTGTACTCTCGCATCTTTATATAATTCTTCTTCCTGTCTTAACATTTCTCTAATATATAAACATTCATCTGGATTTGTTTTAAATACATCATACCATCGTTGGGTATTACTAAATCCAAACTCTGTTAAATCATAAAGCCTTTCTTCCTTCACTTTATGATGCGATTGAGTATATTCAAAGATATCCCTTAATTCACTCAATGATAATTTATCGTTTTTGTTTTGCCATCTAGTATAGTTTAGAATACTTCTAAACAAGGAAGCAGTAAAACTTTTACGCCCCTTAAATTGAAAATAAATTCCCATATCTTTTAAAATAGGTTTGAGTTTTTCTAATCTATCATTAGTTCTGGCTAGTACTAGCCAGTCTCCTTTATGTAATGGAGCATCTTCAATTGAAGTTATATGGCTGACTAATCCTTCTTCGTCTCGTGCTTTCCAATTCTTTTTAACTCTTCTATCAGCTGGAATCCTGTCTAAAATTTTATCAGCTATGTTTTGTATGCTTCTAGGAACTCTGTAAGATTGTGGCAAAATAATGTCTTTTTTAGCCTGTGTAGCTATAAATTTAAGTACATCTGCACCGGCCCAGCCATAAATAGCTTGATCATCGTCGCCAGCTAGTATAACATATTTGGAATTTTCCCGCAGAATATCTACCATTTTCCACTGTATTGGGGATAAATCTTGTGTTTCATCAATAAATACTACGTCATATTTCGGACACAATTTAGCCACATTAAACTTTTTAATCATGTCGGTAAAATCATAGAGCTTAAATGACTCTTTGTAGTTATTTAATTCTTGTTCTAAAATATGTAATAAATTTTTTTCTAATTCATAAGAATACATTCCCGTATTATATTCATCTTGAACAGAGCTCTCTTTAATTCTGGCTGCATTTATCAAATTAAAATATTCACTATTAGAATCTACAAACCCTGTATTTTCGTGCCCATTAGAATATACGGTCACCTCAATTCCTACTTTTCTACCTATATCTTCATAATGTTCGTCTTGCATAACTTGTGCTTTTTTCATACCCAATCTATTAAAAGCAAGAGAATGTAAGGTTCTAAAATGTTTTAAATCTTTTTTCTGTAAATGTTTATATGTATCTAACATCCTATTAATAGCTTCTGTTGCTGCTTTAGTAGTAAATGCAAAGTAACCAATCTTATCCAAAGGTGTTCCAAGTTTATAAAATGTTTTAACATAATTAATAAGTTTAGTTGTTTTCCCTGTTCCCGGAGGCCCATATATTTTTCGACTAATCACATTATCTCCGTCTTATGTTTTATTTTAGTATGGTATATCGGCACTTCTTCAAATGACTTTATGTTTATCTGTACCACGTTCTTGGTAGAAGAATTATATTTTCCAGACTCTTTAGATGGAAATCTTTTTTGATCTAAGAACTGAATATCGCACTCTCTATATGCAGTTTCCATTATACGCCCTGTTTTTTCTTCTTTATATTTCCAATCTTTAGCTCTTAATCTGTCGTAAAACTTTTCAAATTTAAAGAATGCATAGTCATTCTCTATTAATACTGAACCACTTTTGAATGCTGCATCAGTAGATGCTTTAGGCCCATTTATTTTTGCATGTAATACATCATGTAGTTTTTCTTTAGGAGATGTACCAATAGGTGGTTGTACAGCTTTTTGTGTTTTATATAACTCATCCATTACTGTTTGTTCCTCTTCACCTTTAATAAGTGGTGGTAAAAATCCTGCTGCTTTTGCTATGGCATTTCTACGTTTACGTTGATCGTTTAAATGTTCAATTGATTTACAATGTACTGTTGCTGTTGCGATACCATCTGGTTTAGTGACATCAAATTCGTATTCAGGTTCTTCAAAAATTTCTATCTTTCTTAAGTTGGTCAGTATTGG